CAACGGTAACAGCTTCTAACCATATCACGGTCACACCCTCAACCCTTGCTCTGGCCATAACCCTCTATGAACCGACCATAATATTGGGTACAGTAGCAACGCCATCTACTTTGGCTCTCACCTTAACAACGTTTGCTCCTACCGCCACTACCACAGATAACCAGACTGTCATACCTGCTACCTTAGCTCTTGTTTTAACGACTTATGCGCCAACCGTCACGGCCACGGATAACGTAGAAGTTACGCCGAGTACGGCAACCATGACACTCACGGAGTATGCGCCCGTTATCGGCCTAAAGATTATACCTCCTACTCTGGCGCTGAGCGATACCGAGTACGCACCTGTTATAAAGTTGGGTATCATCCCCCCGATTAAGGCCTTAACCCTAACAGAATACGCCCCGACTGTCTCAACCCCAAGACTAGCAACCCCGATAACTAAAGCAGTAACCGTCACCGCTTATGCGCCGACTGTTACTGCTACAGGTAACGTAGAAGTTACGCCGAGTACGGCTACCCTGATACTCACAGAGTATGCGCCTGTTATTCAGCTCAAGGTTATACCACCTGTATTAGCGCTTACTTTAACCGAATACGCCCCAGTAATCGGGCTGAAAGTTATCCCGGGCACCCTTGCTTTAAGTGATACCGAATATGCGCCTGTTATAAAGTTAGGCGTTACCCCCACAACGGCAACGCTGACATTAACAACCTATGCGCCGACCGTTTCTACCACAGATAACCAGACTGTCATACCTGCTACCTTAGCTCTTGTTTTAACGACTTATGCACCCACGGTCACGGCTACCGGCAATGTTGAGGTAACCCCATCTATCCTAGCCCTTGTCATAACTACCTACGCCCCTACCGTAACCGTCTCTAATAATATAACCGTAACACCTACTACCCTAGCCCTCACTTTAACAACGTTTGCCCCTAGTGTGCTTACTCCTATTTTAGCGACCCCCAGTACGCTTGCATTGACGATTACCACCTATGCACCTACCGTTCTTACTCCAGCGGTAGTAATACCCCCGATACTAGCGCTTATCCTAACTCAGTATGCCCCTACGGTTCTTGCGCCAAGATTGGTAACGCCAGAGACACTTGCGCTCCTATTGACTTTTTATGCCCCACAACTTTTCGGTGGGGACTTCCCTTTGCCCGAAGGAGGGGGGAGATACGGCACTAACCCCACAGATACAGATACGGGGACATCAGTTTCTACTGGAGGTAGATACGGATAATGGCAGGACTAACGACTTTTATATCCTATGAACCCCAGAGGCAAAAGGAACTAATAGAGAAGCTACTAAAGGGGATGGCTAAGGCTGTGCTTATCGTTGAACGGGAGGCTAAAGAGGGTTGCCCCGTTGATACTGGCAGGTTAAGAAGCTCAATCACTAGCAAGGTAGAGCAATCAGGGGGTGACATTACGGGTGTAGTCGGGACTAACGTGGAGTACGCCTCATTTATTGAGCAAGGGACAAGTAAAATGGCAGCCCAACCTTTCCTTTATCCCGCTCTTGAGTCACAAAAAGACAGAATAAAGGATGCGCTAAAGAATGGTTAATGCGTTTATACAAAGTATCTACAATGCCCTCAAGGCCAATGGGACACTTATGACTAAGTTGGCTGGTAACGCTGGGAATGGCTATAAGTGCTATAATGTGATAGCTCCTCAAACTGCCACCTTCCCCTATATCATATTCGGGCTCTTGACCAATGTACCGATGGGCACATTCACCCGCCATGATGAGATGGAGAACGCCGCTATTTCATTAAATATATTCTCAAATTCAGGCTCGGCTAAAGAGGCTGGGGAGATTTTAGACCTGGTCAAAGCGGTCTTGGATGATGCTAGTTTAACTATCACTGGATACACCAATGATATGAAATGCGAGAGGGAATATATCGGCCCGACATTATTCGATTCAGACAATAAAGTGTTTCAGATACCCATGCGCTACAGGGTTTGGGCAGAGAAGAACTAAGGAGGTGCAAGAATGGCACATTTAGCAGGTAAAAGCGGGGCGGTTCAGATTGGGAATGAAGGTGGGGGTAGTGAGGTTGAAGTTGGAGATTGCAGGAACTGGTCGATAGATTATACCGCCGATGCGCTGGAAACGACTGATTTTGAGGATGACGGGATAAGGACGTATGTCGCTGGTTGCTCCGGCTGGTCGGGAAGTTTTGAGCAAGTAAAGGATGGTGCCCCAACGGGTATTGGTACTTTAGTTGGATTTGCCTTCCTTGAAAGCGATACAGCTAATCAGTTGTGGGTAGGGGATGGGATAATCACGGGTGTCCATACTTCAGTTTCCTTTGACGGTATCGTGGTTTACAACTATGACTTTCAGGGGTCTGGAGCTTTAACACCGGCTTCAGCATAAGGAGGATAATATGGCTCATATCGCAGGGAAATTAGGAAACGTTTTTATAGCTGATTTGCTTCTGGAAGATTGCGAGGATGACTGGGTAGATGGAACCAATGCTACCTCAGCCCTTGAAACTGCCGATTATAAAGTGGGTAGCGGGTGTGTTGCGATTACGGGTAGCGGGGTTCTTGCAGGGGATATTCAGGCCTATGAGCAGATGGCGGCTACTAAAAACCTGACAGGTTATACCCATATCCTATGCTGGGCAAAATGTACGGCGGATGTAGCTGCGGCTGATTTAAGACTTGCGCTTGATGATACTGATGCCTGTGCTTCCCCTGAATCATTAGTTAACCTTCCGGCATTGACAGCGAATATCTGGAAATATTGTCACTGTGCTGAGGTGGGGACTGACCCGCTTAGTGACTCAACGGTGGCTGACTACATCGGTTTAGAATGGAACGCTAATGCTCAGGATAAAATCGTTTACCTTGATGATATCCGGGCAGCCAAAGACATAGCCGGTATCAAGTCCTGGTCATTAGATTACACGGCAGACGCCTTAGAAACGACAGACTTTGCCGATGACGGTACTAGGAGTTATATCCCCGGGTGTTCTGGTTGGTCTGGTTCATTTGAAGGCTATAAGGACGGAGCTCCTATCGGAATCGGTACACAGGTCGGCCTTGAACTGGCCGAGAGTGCGACTGTCTCCCAGATGTGGCTTGGCAACGTCATAATCACAGGCGTTCACCCGTCAGTTTCTTTTGACGGCATTGTAAGCTATTCATATGACTTCCAGGGAACGGGGCCTCTAACAGTCGCATCAACGTAAATGAACGGTGAAATCGGTGTCCTCTATCAAGGGAAACAGGTCGGGGGATTCTTTGACTGGCAGTTCAGCATCAATTTTGAGCCGACCCCCGGCAAGGAATGGGCAAACTACAAAGTAAATCCTCCCCATATTATAGCTAGAAGTTACTGGCTGACAAAGGAATTGAACGGGACAATCTTTCGGGCTGACTTCTATAGGTTTATGAACGGGCAATTAGTTCTGATGGACAGATCACAAGTTGAGATTAAACTACCCAATATAGAAACTATCGGCAAAAGATTATTGGCACCGATAAGGATGAGATGGACGAAATCATTGTCTTTTTGATGAGGAGTTATGGCTGGCAGTATGAATATACGAGGGACTTGGTGTCAAAGCTCCCCATCAATCAGTTAAACGCTCTGATAGAGGAGACCCAGTACCAGAAGGCACTAGATGACTATAGACAGGCCTCTTACTCCGCAATGGTAGTAGTTGCCCTTGTTAGTGATAAGAAGCACCGAAAAACGATTAAGGACATTATCGGCTCCCCGCCACAGCGCAAGGGGGGATTAACTTTAGAGCAGGTAGCTCATAAACAGGGAATAAAATTACCGGAGGGATGATGACTAATAAACTTATCAAAAAGGTAGAACCGAGAAAGGTTACCTTAGCGGATGGGAAGGAGTATAAACTCGGCCCGGTCAACCTAAATGTACTCACGGGGTTGGAGGAGGAATTCGGGTGCGCCTTGGATGAACTTGAAAAGAAACTAGCTAAACCCCGGGCTTCTCACCTGAGAATACTGATTTATGTACTTCTGAGGGAGAACCACCCGGATATGACACAGGATGGGGTGGGGAAACTGGTATCCATGGATATCCTGCCCGAGGTTTCAACTATAATCGGAGAAGTAATGGCGGCTTCAAAGGCTATTTAATTATATTTTTGTCAAGGAGTCTTAAATGTTTGACATGGGTTCTACCCTGGCTGAATTACAGGTCAAGATTAAAGCAGATACGGCGGGGCTTAAAACTGGCCTTAACAATGCCACGAATATGATTAAGCAGCACAACAAGGCCATCGGAATGGCGGCTACCGCTATGGGGGCTGCTATTGTTGGGGCAGGGGTTTTATCAATAAAAACTTATGCACAGATGGGGGATGAAGTCCAGAAGATGGCGCTCAGGACGGGCTTTACAACCGAAGCCTTATCCGAACTCCGCCATGCCGCCGAGATTTCCGGGGCAGATTTAACTACCCTTGAAAAGGGTGTCAAGAGGATGTCGGGGACTATCTTGGATGCCTCAGATGGACTGGAGACCTATATACGAACCTTTGACCACCTTGGTTTGAAGGTTGAAGACCTTATGGGTTTATCGCCCGAAGAACAATTTATGAAAATAGCCTCGGCTATTGCCGAGATTGAAGACCCTACTATGCGGGCTGCTTTAGCTCAAGATGTATTTGGTAGGGCTGGCACCGAGCTTTTACCTCTATTCGATCAGGGGGCTGATGGCATAGCTGCCCTCCGCCAAGAGGCTCATGATTTAGGTATCGTATTTGACCAGGAAGCCGCTAATAAGGCAGCGGCTTTTACCGATGCAATGCACAGGGTAGATGAATCTGTTTCGGGACTCAAAATGGCAATCGCCGATAATCTCATCCCTGCCTTGATGCCCCTAATAGAAAAGATACAGAAAATCATTGTCAATGTGTCTGATTGGATGAAAGCAAACCCCGAGTTAGCCAAGGCGGTTGTCCTTGCGACCATGGCTATCGGGGGGCTTTTACTTGTTTTGGGCCCACTTCTGATAATGCTTCCCGGTATTATTGCGATGGGTCCGCTAGTCGGAGCCGCTTTCACTATGATGCTCGGCCCCGTTGGTTTAATCATTGCTGGTATTGCCGCACTCATTGCTATAGGTATTTTAGTCTGGAAAAACTGGGACACCATAAAGGAAAAGGCTATTGAGATATGGAACAACATAGTCAATTTCTTCAAGGATATCTGGGAAAGCATCACCGATATTTTCTCAAAACACTGGGATAAGATTCTAGCTATCCTCTTCCCCGCCGTGGGTATTCCCATTTTGATAGCTAGAAACTGGGCGGCTATTAAGGATGCCCTATTAGCCCCGATTCAAGCCGCTGCTCTCGGTATTCAGAATGCAATCAATTTTATTATCAGGCAAATAAACCGCCTCAGCTTTGAAGTCCCTGACTGGGTGCCGGGAATAGGGGGGGAGAAGTTCGGGTTTAATATCTCAGAAATCACCCTACCCAGTTTTAAGGGATGGGAGGGACGGATTCCGGGGCAGGAAGGACAACCCTACCTTGCCGAAGTTCACGGCGGGGAATATATATCACAAAGCCCTGCGGGGGAGGGGATAACCAATAATTTTAATATTGCCGAACTTCATGTCAGGGAAGAGGCAGATGTTGGCCGTATAGCCAGAGAACTACATAGATTACAGCTTCTAAGGGGGACAAGTGGCTAATTCACTGAACTTCGCCGGAACAGATTTACGGGATTACGGCCTTATAACGACCAGCTATGATTTGCCCGTAACACAGGATGCCCAATCTATAAGACTCCAGAATAAAGCCTATGCCTGGCGGAGTTCCCTAACACCCAAGCTGATGAGCTTCGGAATAATTGTTACGGCCGCAACGAATGCCCTCCTGATTACTGTTTTAGATAACATCAAAACAAAACTCAACACCAGGGAGGATGCCGCGCTCATACTTGATATTCTCAGCACCAGATACTGGAATGTCAGATTTGATTCACTAACTGGAGGCTTTATCTCACCTGTAGCCTGGAAGGGGAGTTTAAGTTTTACGGCTCTTGACCCATTGGCCTATTCAACCTCCGAAACATCTACCGGCCCCCATACGATAAATGAGACTCCGGAAACCATAATAGAAACCGCCGGGGGTACAGCTAACGCTAGACCAGTTTATACCTTAACAGCAGGAGAAGCCCTTAACGGCATAGCGGTAGAATTATCAAATACCACAACGGGGATAACCCTTACCTGGGAGGGCGACCTTGCTGATACGGACGTCTTGACTATAGATTGTGCGAATTGGTTGGTTTCAAAGAACGATACCCCTTCAATGGCCACGGTAAGCGGACAGTTCCCCTATTTGGTGCCGGGGTCTAATACTCTTACGGTAACTGATTTTTATAATGCCGTGGGCGGGACACTCGGTATAGTTTATCGGGCAAGGTATCTCTAATGGAATATAGGATAGAAATCAGAAACAGTGACGGCGATTTAATCCAGATACTAGAGAATGCTCATGATATGGAACTTGTCGAAGCCATAAATCAGCCCACACAGCTATCCTTTTCTCTCCCCGCTACAGACCCGAAATTACATTTTGTCACGAAGGCTAATGAGCTTTGGGTGAGGGAAGTTGATGGCGATACTATACCCACTAAAACCAAACTCTTGATTCAGGAGGATATTCACTAATGGCCTTTCCTGTAGTTGAAGCGGTAAACGGGGGCGGAGTTGATGAAAAGGTCAGCTCTCACACCATAAGCCTACCTGCAAGTATTGCCGCTGATGATTTGCTCCTGGTTTTCATAGCGTCGTATTACTCTTATAATTTTACTTTTCCTGAAGGGTGGACGCAATTATTCGAAAATACCGAAGGCACTTATACATCCTTTGGCGCTTGGTATCGTATAGCAGACGGAGAAGAGGGTGCATCTATAACGGTAACTACCCCATTAGACACAACAGTAGCACATACTTCTTTCCGAATCTCTAATTATTATGGAATACCAGAATGCGGGACTCCCAGCTATGGCGCAGACGATAATCCAGACCCACCGAATCTTGCCCCGTCTTGGGCAGGCCAGGAACAATTGTGGATAGCTGCTTGTGGATATTGCGATGATGGAGGTGTTACCACTTATCCCACGAATTACAGTGATGGACGGTGCGATGTCAGCGATGTTAATATTTATGAGGCGGGTATTGCTACAGCTAGAAGGGAACTTGATGCCGCAAGCGAGAATCCTGGCACTTTTGATTTAATTGATGCCTCTACTTACTGGATTGCCAACACTGTTGCAATTCAGGGGCTGCAACCAGTGCCCGATCCTTCTACTAATGTCTCTGCTACTGATGGTGACCACACTGATAAAGTAGTTATCACCTGGACGCAGGATGAGGATGCCATTGATTATCAGCCTTATAGAGATGCCGTCGCGCTCGGTTGGTTGGGCGATGTAGCCACCCACGACGATGAGGGGGCTGATGCGCCAACAATTACTCCTGGTACTACGGTTGCTTCTGATGGAACTTACACTGACTATGTAGCCCTATCCCTATCGGGGAGCTCGGCCAATAACGGGACTTCACATACTTATAAAGTAGTAGGTAGAAACGCCAACGGAGTAGAGAGCGGGGATAGCGGAACCGATACAGGCTATACCGGGGTAGGTGCATTAACCTACCAGTGGCAGAGAAGTTTTGGCGATGCCGATGAACTTTACACAAGCATTGTCGGAGCAACTTCATCAACCCACAGTGATTATGGTGCCCCTGAAAGGGGATGGGGAAGATATTATCAGTGTATTCTGAATGCCACTGGAGCAGCACAGCAAATATCAGGCGAGAATAGGGGATATAGACTAGCCCCTGTAGTTCCCCTTCTGGGAACGACCAGAATAGACGCCCTGGATTATATGGCTCAACTAGGGGATGAAACTGTCCTAGCTTACACGGCTACCACAAAGGCAGCAAACACCATTGTCGGTGAATTGATTGCCTTACAGCACAACACACCCGCAATCACGGCAGGGACGATTGAATATACAGCTACCCTTAGCATTGATGTCCCACAGGATACCATACTCGGTGTTTTGATGCGGATGCAGGAGATGCTGGGCGGGTATATGTATGTTGACAATGATAGGAAACTCCAGTGGTTGGAGGATATCGGGAGCGATACCGGCCAGCAAATCAGATACCAAAAGAATCTCAAGGGAATCAGGCGCACAATAGATTATTCTAACTTCGCTAATCGGATTTATGTTTATGGGGATGCCGGGCTTGACCTCGCTGACCAGGTTTGTCAATCGCAATTAGTACCCGGCACGGATATTGGGGCGAAGAGATGGATAGCTGATGAATGGAGGTTTATATTAGCCCCCGATTACTGGCAGGTGGGTTGTGAATATTATTATGGCGGGTCAGTAATTAATAAGTGGGGAGGCGGCGGGAGATTCCTTAATATTCCCTTAAATCAGGGGGATACCATAAACGAAGCATACCTAATTTTCCCCGATAGCAACTTCTCTCAAACTACGGTAAATAGTCTTATAAAGGGTGAAGATACTGACAACGCTGCCACCTTTAGTACACTTGGGAATTATGACGGCAGGGATAGAACAACGGCCTCTGTTGAATGGAATAATATCCCATCTTGGGGAGGGGGAGGGGAACGAACTTCCCCCGATATTAAGACTGTAATCCAAGAAATAGTTGACCGTCCTGGCTGGGCATCCGGACAGGCTATGGTTATTTTTTGGGATGATCACGATGGGAACAGCACCTTAAAAAGTTACAATATACGGCTGGGTTCGTTGCCGCCGGTGCTCTGGATATCCTATTTATCATCTGCCACTGATTATCTCGAGGATACAGTCTCCCAGGCTCAATATGGGGGCATCTACACACGCACCCTGATTAACAAGGCCATCACAGATTCTGCAACCCTCAATGAATGGGCTCAGTTAAAACTCCTGGAGATGAAAGACCCCTATATCAGTTACGAAATCGATATGGCGAATCTCGAAGCCGATGGGCTGTCATTTGAGGCGCTTGCATTAGGCAATATCGTAAGGGTAATCGATGAGGACTTGGACATAAATGTGACCGCTAGGGTAGTCAAGATTACCCGCGACCTATCTAATCCTATGAATATCAAGGTAGAAATAGCCAATAAGGTCAGGGATGTTATAGACCAGCTGGGGAGGGATTTTAGATGGCGGAACGAGAATTACTAAAAATGAAACTGGAATCAGGGGATATAGGCGCCGTAAAGGGTGAAGGGGTGTTACCCAAACTTAATGCCGAACTAACAGAACCCTATACTGACCGCTTCCATTTTTTCCTTGTCTGGAAGAAGGCGGGGGATGATTGGATAATACTGGAGTCCATCGGGAAGGGGATAGCCGTTGGGAGGTTGTCGTTCTATGCCGGTCAAGACGTTAAAATCTACCGCGTGAACTGTCCTGCATATTATCGACATCGAGCTCCCCTTGAACTCACTAAATGGGGACGGGCAAAATATGACTACATTCTAATCCTCAAAATCTTCGCTCAAGGCATCTGGGCTATATTCAAGAACTTTCTGAAGGGTGAAGGAATACACCCGATCAAGGCAAGCGATATATCCTGGAAGCACAATTCAACTCTGGTCTGTACGGAGGCCGTTGACATAGCCTATCTGTCTGTTGGAGTGAGCCTGACCGGTGGGGACATTCCGATTCCTAGCGCCTTCAAGCAGGCTGAATTAGACGGATTCATGGAGGAGATATAATGTGGTATTGGCTAACCGAGAGGGTAATTTTAGGCGGGCTGGTAGTTCTATTCACCCTCACTCTATTTGCAATCATTATCTGGAAGCAGATAGGGGGAGAGGTTACGACTGGCGCTATTATCGGCCACATTGCCGCCTGGACTGAGATGGTGGTCATATTCTACTTCAGAAAGAAGGCCGGCGGGTGAAGCTAATATTCTGGACTATCATTCTTTTAATCCTGCTTTACATTATAGGTTTAGGATTACTTGCTCTCTGTGAAGGAGGCCGTCATGTCTGGATTTGAAATAACTGCACTGATTACGGGTGGAGTGGCAGTGATGGGCGTGATATATACTTTGATAAAAAACAGCAAGAGTCAGGCAAGGCGGGACAAAGAAGTAGCTGTAAAACAGGCCGAACGGGATCAGCGCCTATCTGATAATCAGGAAGCCATATTGAACCGGCTTAATGATGACGAGACCGGCCTAACAGCGCTAAATATGAGGGTTCAATCATTCGAGCTAAATTGTAAAGGAATCAGTACCGGCTTGACTACCCGGATAAAGGTAGCCGAGGAAGATATTTTAGCGATACAAGGCAAGGCAAAACACCGCAGACAATAGTGTAAGGCCATGAGAGCCAAATCTGGGCGCTTAAAAACAATAGGCAATGGTTCTATACCTTTAACCCCCCTTTCCTTCGGGAGAGGGGGAGTTTTTTTATTTCCATATTTTATGGGACTAGGCCCCTCCATGAGTTTTTTCAAAGAAGTTTTAGCTCACTCGTGCTAGGGTCTTGACAAAGTACGCAAGGGGGTGGTAATATCATAGTGTTATGGCATATAAAGATTATCTCCTGAAGGTAAAAGACCGTAATCGGCGGCTACTTGAGTATAAGCAGAAAAACCCCAATATGACTAATGCTGCTATCGCTAAGATATTCAAACTATCCCGGGAACGGGTAAGGCAGATATTACAAGAGGAGGCAGGTTAATGCCAAGCATGACAATCGACAGACCCTTCCCCGAAAAAGTTAGGCGAGCCAACTATCTCTTGTCATGTAAGTGGTGTATCGGCGGGACTGTAATGCGTCACATGGATGGCCGGAGACTATGTATCAACTGTTCAAGGGAGCATGATGAGAACGGGGAACTAATTACCCCAAGAAGGATTCAACCCGACAGGGAAGGCCGGTCACTCTTTAAGGTGAGGTGAGGGAAATGAAAATTAAAACTTGTGCAGTCCAACGGGAACGGATTAGGTGGGGCTTCTGCCCAACCTGCGGGAAGAACCTAAGACATCCAATGGTAGCGTATTCTCACAAGGACGGGTGCAAGGGGGAGAAATGATTGAAAAAGAACTTACCAAAATCCTGAATGCCCATAAAAAGTGGGTACAAGGTGAAGGTGGGGGACGAGCCAACCTGAGGGAAGCCGACCTGAGGGAAGCCAACCTGTGGGGAGCCAACCTGTGGGGAGCCAACCTGGGGGGAACCAACCTGGGGGGAGCCAACCTGTGGGGAGCCAACCTGTGGGGAGCCGACCTGGGGGAAGCCAACCTGGGGGAAGCCGACCTGAGGGAAGCCAACCTGTGGGGAGCCAACCTGAGGGGAGCCAACCTGTGGGGAGCCAACCTGAGGGGAGCCAACCTGTGGGGAGCCAACCTGAGGGGAGC